GGTGCGAATTATGACTTTACTTTCGAATCTATGGAACCTAACCCAATGCAATTAGTAGCGGACTACACAACAGTACCGTTCGATAACTCAGCGTTTACAATTAACGCAATAGTGACTTCTTAAAACCTTAAATGGTTTTGTTTTCATATTTATTAAGGGGGTGGCAATAGCTACCCCTTTTTTTTAACTTAAAATAAAAAAGATGTATAAACTAAAAGAACAATACAAAGGTGTTACAGTAAATAAAACAGGTCGTATGATTATATTAGACAACGTAAGATCTAACGAAGTAGAATTATTAGGAGTAGAACACTTTTTTACAAAGACTAAGAAAAAAACAGTTTCAACAAAAGAAAAATAAATTACTTGTTTTTATATTATATAGTATGATAACAGGGGTTTACGGTAGTACAGTAACAGCATATTTGACGTTAGAAGAAAAGAGAATAAATACATCGGTAGATAAAACTGCTATACGTTATTTATTTAAGTTTACTAACGATATGACTAAAGACGTAAAGTATAGTTACGCAGAAAGTCTAGTACACAACGACAGATACGTTAAATGTGAGTTCTTACACAATACTACAGACGACCTATATATGTATAAAATAAACTTCAAGCCGTACGGATTTTGGAAATACGAAGTTTACGAGGTTAGTTGGACGGGTGCAGTAGCTATAAGTGCAGGTAACGCACCTACGACAGAAAACGACATACTACCAGTAGCTAGTACACACGGAATAATACAGGGTAAAGTAGAAGAAGGTAAACTATACATACAAGAAACAGCAGGACAAGAACAAGTAAAATATACAAAACATACAACAACAGAAACTAATTATTTATATACAAATTAAAAACTATGAGTTTAATAGACAATAACAATACTCTTTTAAGAGAACAACTAGGTAAAGGTGCAGGTGTAGTATTTACTACTGCTAACCAAACAACAAAAGACTTTTACGCAATACATTTTGTTGTAGAAAGTGTAATAGCTTCTATAACTATAGCAAACTTAACAGGTGAAAGTGCACTACATACTACAATACCAGCAGGTACAGTAATATTTGGTAGATGTACGCAAATACAACTTACAAGTGGTGTAGCAATAGGATATACTGAAACAGACGGTAAAACAGGCGAATAATGAAACTAGGACTAGGTCTTAATATAAACAGTGTTGTAAGTGGTGACTGGACACCAGAAAACCTAACATATTTACAATTGTGGTTTAGAAATAATGTAGGTATTACTGAAAGTGACGGTTCGGCTTGTGAAGACGGAGATAATATATCCGGTTGGGCTGACCAATCAGGCAACGATAATAACGCTATAGGTGCGGCAACTAGATTTACTTTCGACGCAGCAACAGGTGGTGTAGAAGGTACAGGTAATAACAAACTAGATATTACACAAATTGACTTTACAGCAGAGTTTGCTTTTTATGCAAGGTTAAAGTTCGATACTATAAGTTCGGGGAATAATGATGTTATGTTTAACGACGCTACAGGTGCTGAAAATGATGATTTTTTCAGGGTACATTCATCAACACAATTAAGAGCAAAAATAGCTAGTGGTAGTTCTATGAATTATGCGTGTACAACAATTTCTACAGGTACTTATTATAACATAGGTTTTGAACGTGACGGAAGCGGTGACTGTAGAGCTTTTATAGGTGCTACAGCTCAAGACGGAGAAATAAATAACGAAAATACTTTTAACTTAGATAGAGTTTTAGGGGCTTTTGACGGAATATGTAAAGAAATTGTAGTTACAAACAAATCTTTAAGTGTAAGCGACAGAGAAAACCTTAATACGTATTTAAACAATATATAATGAAAAACAAAAAGAAAGTAAATTTTAAAGAAAGTATTTTAAACGTAAACTTTGAAACACAAACGGCACCTGTAATACAGGAAGCTATGGGTAAAGATTATATAGAATACGGTACAGAAAACTATAAAAACTTGTACCCTCAATTTTTAATAGACCTTTTCTACAACAGCTCGACGCATTCCGCAATTATTTCGACTGTTTCGGATATGATAGCAGGGGAAAGTATAACAGTAGAAGAAAGCGACAATTTAGACGCTTACGTAAAACTTAAAAGGTTCTTAGCACAGGCAAATAGTAAAGGTGAAAGTTTACATAGTGTAGTTAAGAAAATTGCTTTTGACTTTAAACTTCAGGGAGCGTATGCTTTAAACGTTGTATGGTCAAAGGATCGTACTACCATATCGGATTTGTACCACATTCCTGTTGAACGTATACGTATGGGAAAACCAGACGCTTTAGGTAGAGTTTCAGAATACTATGTAAGTGCAGACTGGAGTAATACAAGAAGAAACAAACCACAAGTAGTACCAGCGTTTAATGTAAACGACAGAACAAACCCTAACGCTATTATTTACGATGGTATGTATAGCCCTAATATGCAACTTTACAAAGTACCAGATTATGTTGCGGCTTGTAACTGGTGTTTAATTGACCAAAAGGTAGCAGAATTTCATTTAGCAAATATAGAAAACGGTTTTGCAGGTTCTTACTTTATAAGTTTCGCAAATGGAGTACCAACAGCAGAAGAACGAAGACAAGTAGAAAATAGTATTAAAAAGAAATTTACAGGATCTGGTAACGCAGGTAAATTTGTACTTACATTTTCAGACGATAAAAACAGAACACCAGACATAACGCCTATATCTGTAGCAGACGCAGACAAGCAATACTTAGCTTTACAGGAACTTTTAGTACAAAACATACTTACAGGTCATAGAGTTACTTCACCTATGTTAATGGGTATTAAAAACAGTACAGGACTAGGTAATAACGCAGAAGAACTTAATAGTGCCTTCGAAGTATTTTTAAATTCTGTTATAAAACCATTTCAAAATAACATATTATCTTGTTTAGGTAAAATCTTAGAAGTAAACGGTATTAACTTACCTATAGAAATAGTACAGAACAAACCAATTACAACAAGGTTTACTATAGAAGATATGAAGTCTGTAATGACTGAAGACGAAATACGAGCAGAATTAGGTTTAAAACCTTTAGAACAAGAACTAACAGCAGACGAAGAAGAAAAAAGACAAAAGTACGCAAAGGTTGGTAGTATGATAACAGACGGTAAAGAACTACCTTTATTTGACACTATAGAAGAAGCAGAAGCCGAAGCAGAAAAATTAGGTTGTTCAGGTTACCACGAACACACACAAGACGGTAAAACGTATTATATGCCGTGTGAAAACCACGAAGACATAACTAACTTACAAAAGTGTGACTGTACTAAACCTTCTAAAGAGTGTAAAAAAAAATGTGACAGATACGAAGACGAATTAGACAAGTTTATAGCAGAATACGGCGAAGACGAGCCTAACAGTGAAGAATGGACTTTAATAAGTGACGAAAAAGTAGAAGAAGAGCACGAAGAATTTGATTTTGAAAACGAACTAAACGACATAGCACACTACGAATTTGCAACTACAGGTACAGCAAGACCAAATAGTAGATCGGAACAAGACGGTTTAGACAGAGAATATAACTTATACAAAGTAAGGTACGAATACGCACAAGCAATAGCAAGCCCTAACACTAGAAACTTTTGCAATAAAATGTTAGCAGCTGACAAAGTATATCGTAAAGAAGATATTTTACAAATGAGTAATAAAAAAGTAAATGACACTTACATTAATAAACAAGGTAGGGAAGTAGGTTGGGGGCCTAACGGTGCTACTACATACAATGTATGGTTATATAAAGGAGGTGGTAATTGCGGTCATTTTTGGAGAAGAAAAATATACTTTTACAAATTAGGAGTAGCAACAGGAAACAAAATACAAGACGCTACAGACATAGTAGGAACAGTAGAAGCAAGAAGTAGAGGGTTTTACCCTAAGGCAAACGACAGTAAAGTAGCAAGAGCACCTAAAAATTTACCTAATAACGGCTTTTTAAAATAACAATATGAGTTACGTATTATTTATATCAGAAAACAAAATAAAAGACAGTACCGCAATAGGTGGTAATGTAGACAACGAATTTTTACTACCATACATAAAGGTAGCACAAAAAAAATATATAGAAACTAAGTTAGGTACAGACCTATTCGAAGCGTTACAAACTAAAATAACAGCAGGTAGTTTAGCAGGAGCATACCAAACTTTAGTAGACGATTATATACAAGACGCTTTAGTACATTGGTGTTTTTACGAGGCGTTACCGTTTTTACGTTATAAGGTTATGAATAACAACGTAGTTTCTAAGACTGCAGAAAACAGTACACCTTTAACGAGAGAAGAAGCACAAGACCTTAGAGAGGAAATAAGAAATACAGCAGAATTTTATACAGAACGTCTTATAGACTACATTAAAAACAATACTGCAAGTTTCCCAGAATACACTACAAATACAGGTGCAGACGTTTCACCAGATACAGCAAACTATTACTCTGGCTTAAACATTGAATACGACAGAAACCAACGTAGAGATATTACTTTAGACGACTTCTTAACACCAGATCTTAAATAATGAAAAAGAACTATAAACCGAAAGCTAAAAACGAAGTAGCTTTAAAAACATATATTAAAAGTGCCAATAAGAACAGCAACAAAAGACACAGTAGAAACAATAGTAGTAAATAGTTCTGTAATAGGATTTACTACATTTGCCGAAATAGAAATGATTTTAAAAATATTACTATTAGTTTTAACTATTGGATATACTGTAAATAGGTGGTACTCGCACTATAAAAAAAATAAATAAATGAAAACACTTTGTAAAATATTATACTACATAACTTTAAAAAAAGTATGTTTAGGTAAATGCGACCTAGACTGTAAAAAAAAATAATGACTTTAAAATATTTTAAACTATCAGAGTTTAACTGTCCGTTTTTACAAGATCAAAAAATGAATTATACATTTTTAGAAAAGTTAGATCGTGCAAGAGGTTTAGCTATGGACGGCGAAAAAGAAGTACCTTTTAAAATTACTTCAGGGTATAGGACAAAAGAGTACAACGAAGACCTAATAAAAAGAGGTTATAAGGCAAGTAGAAATTCTAGTCACCTTAAAGGACTAGCAGCAGATATAAGCGTAAAAGATAGTAGACAAAGGTTTATAGTTATTAATAGTCTATTGTTAGCAGGTTTTACAAGGATAGGTATTGCAGATACATTTATACACGTAGATTTGGATTTAGAAAAAACACAAAACGTAATTTGGACATATTAACTAAAATTTTTTATATTATGGAATTATCAAACATTGATTGGACTACTTTAATTTGGTCACTAATAGCAATTTTCGAAGTAATTGTAAGACTTACACCGTCTGAAAAAGACAATTCACTTTTAAACAAGGTTATTTGGTTTATCGATAAAGTAGTACCTAACCGTACGAAATAAATGTCTAAGACAGGTAAGCGTTTACGTTTGTCTAAAGAAGAAGTAGAACTAATAAACGAATTTAGAGGTTCTGAACTAGACAATTTAAACGGTAACACAGCTTTAGATTTACATCTAAAAGAACGAGGTATAAACAAAGAAGAAGTTGTCAGTGTTAAACACTGGCAAAATATGTCTGGTGAACTTCGTTTTTCTATTGTAACTAAAGAAAACTACGGACTAAACGAAAGTAATTTATTAGACGACATAAAAAGTCTAATAGATAAACACGCACCTACTTACCCTAAGATAAAAAGAACTAAAGGTAACCACCTTTTAGTTATAAACCCCGCAGACGTTCATATAGGTAAACTTGCAGTAGCTTTAGAAACTGGCGACGAATACAACACTAAGATTGCAACAGAACGGGTTTTAGAGGGTATTACAGGACTTATTGCGAAGTCTGAAGGGTTTAGTATAGAACGGGTTTTATTTTGTATAGGCAACGATATTTTACATATAGACAACGTATATAACACTACAACAGCAGGAACACCACAAGACGCAAACGGTAAGTGGTGGCAACACTTCGAACTTGCTTTAGATGTTTACGTTAAGTGTGTAGAAATATTAAGACAAATAGCACCTGTAGACGTTATACATAGTATGTCGAACCACGACTACCAGAGCGGGTTTCATTTAGCACACGCATTAAAAAGTTGGTTTAGGAATACTAAAGACGTAACTTTCGATATATCAGTAGCACACCGTAAATACTATAAATACGGATCTAACTTAATAGGTTTGGAACACGGCGACGGTGCTAAAATGGATAAACTACCTTTGTTAATGGCGCAAGAACGTCCTGTAGATTGGTCAGAAACTAAGTTTAGATATTGGTACTTACACCACCTACACCACAAAGTAAAACACAAATGGTTAGACGCAAAAGACTATATAGGCGTTACAGTTGAGTATATGCGTAGCCCTAGCGGTACGGATAGTTGGCACAATCGTAAAGGTTTTACAGGCGTACAAAAAGCAGTAGAAGGCTTTATACACGAACGAAATAGTGGACAAATAGCACGTTTAGTACATTATTTTTAAAAACACTTTCCTAGATACAAAACCCTTATAAATACCCTAATTGTTAATAACTTTTAAATAATTCTGTTTAAAATTATGTTAGTAATAAAATAATTACTACATTTGTACCATAATTAAAAACAATAAAATTAAAATTATGAAAACTGAATTAAAAAAAGACGTCTACAAAATTATTGAAAACGGACAACACCTTAATAGTTTAGACGCAACAGAACGTATTGTAAAAATTGCAAACGATTATTGCACCGACAAAATGATAGAGCATATAAATCATATTATAGATACTTATTTATTAGATAATATAAGTTTACAAGCTTTACAAAATAAAAGAAGTGAATTATATAACATTAAAACAAAATAAGATGTTTAAAATAACTAACAAACAATCGGGCTTTAGTCAGTATATGAGTAAGCAGGATATGCAAAGATTTATAACGCATAACAACGACTATAAATATAAAGTAAAAAGAATTAACGAAATAGATATAGAATTTATAGAAGAAATATCTTATGCTATTTTAGGTGTAATATCTTTATCTATATTAATAACCTTATTTTACTTTATAAACTTATGATAGATACATTAGTTATAGGTGGGTTGTACGAAGATCCTACAGAGTGGAACGGTGAAAACAGAAGTTGCGAACACTGCGACAAAGAAGCAGAATTTGACGACTTATACTGTGAAGACCACCAACCGTGTAAATATTGCGGTGAAACAGAATACTGTATAGACGAAGGTAAATATTGTAAAGAGGACGTCGAAAATCTATAAAAGAGTAGACAAAATATAAAAATTAATAAAATTATGAAAACAGCAAAAGTAACAAACGTACAAGGTTCAGGAACATTTAAAGAATTATTTGTATTTGAACTACAACTAGACAACAACGACGCAGGTAAAATCTACAAAAAAGGAAAAGATGCAGGCGTTAAAGTTGGTGACGAAATAACTTACACACTAAACGACAAAGGAAGTATTAAGATACAAAGGGAACAATACAGCGGCGGCGGTGGTGGATATTCTAGTAAGTCTAACCCAGACGTACAGAAGTCTATTATTAAACAATCAAGTTTAAAAGCAGCAGTAGAACTATGTAGTGCTTATATTAAGTCTGGTAACAGTGTAAATAGTGCAGACGTATTAAGATTAGCAGACACTTTTACACACTGGGTAAACGGTAAAGAAACAGAAGTAGTAGCTAAGACAGAAAAAGTAGTTGCTAAAATTGATAACACAGACTTACCTTTTTAATGATAACAGAAGGAATAACGGACATAAAAGAAGTTAAAGAACTTTGCGATATTGCTACAGAAATAGTAGGATTAGAACAGGGTTCTTTGTCTTCTAAGTCAAGGAAGGAGCCGTACGCTTTAGCTAGACCAGTAGTAGCGAATATATGTTTAAATAAAGGTATACATTTCGTTACAATTTCTAAAGTGTTAAACCGTGATCGTAGTAGTATATACCACTACCAGAAGAAACACGCATACAACTTTAAAAGTTGGTTACAATACAGAAGTTTGTTTACTAAAGTATTTAATACTTATAAGGAAAGTAAAAAAGAACAAAAGACTTTTTTAACTAAACAAGACTTACGAAGTCACTTGTTAAGTAATGGTGTAAATACTTCTAACGGTGAAGTATATATAATTGTTAAAAGTGGAGTGTTAAAAACTTCTATAAGAACTTCTTATAAAGACTTTAGTAATCAATTGGAAAAGATTAGAATTGCTTTATTTGATTATGAATATAAAATAGACGTTCAATTATGAAACCAAACTACTACGCAATACTAACTTCTGAAGTTAGATACAACCAGAACTTAACCCCGAACGCTAAGTTATTATATGCAGAAATTACAGCGTTAATAAATATGAATGGGGTTTGTTTTGCGAGTAATAGTTACTTTGCAAACCTTTACGGAAAAACTAAAACTACTATAAGTAAATGGGTAAGTGAATTAGTTAAAGAAGGTTTTATAGAAATATCTTTTACATACAAAGAAGGTAGCAAAGAAATTGACAATAGGTATATAAGAATTATTAAAGGGGGTGTTGTTAAAAAGGTCAATACCCCCCTTGTTAAAAAGTTAAAGGATAATACTACAATACTTAATAATAATACTACGTATAGTAATAAGAAGCCCACTGTTGAAGAAATTAAACAATATTGTTTAGATCGTAACAACGGAATAGACGCAGAACAATTTTTTGACTTTTACGAAAGTAAAAATTGGTATGTAGGTAAAAACAAAATGAAGAACTGGCAGGCGGCGGTTAGAACTTGGGAAAAACGAAAACAACAAAATCCTACATCTAAAATAGACCAACAGCTAGACAACTATAATAACGCAAAAAAACATTTAGGACTATGAGAACAAAGAAACCAGAAGTACATAGATTTTTTCGCAAAGGACAATACAATACTTTAGATAAAAGTTTGTTTCATAAATGGTTAAAAGAAGAAGGTTACAGCCGTTACGGTTTATCAATAGACTTAGATAAAACACCTATGACTATAGACAGGTATTTAAACGAACCCGAACGACTAACATTAAAACAAATAAAAATTATTTGCGAAGAAACAGACGTAGACGCTAATTTTATTATGGACTTAATTTATTAAATATGAACTTAGAAGAATACAACAAAAAGAAAAGAAAAGAATATTACACAAATTTAATACTATCAATTTTAATTTATATTATTGTAGGTATATTAATATTTAAATTTATATGAAAATAAAAGAAATAGAAAATTCACAACTAAAGTTAAAATGTTTAGATCTTATAACTAAAACTTTTGTAGAACTAGGACAAGTTAAAGACGACAAGACTTTAGCAATACTTGCACAAACTTTAGCTACAGACCTTTTAGAAGACTTTCCTAACTTGACCTTCGAAGACATACAAGCGTCTTTTCGACAAGGTGTTCGGAACAGTCAAGAATTTCATTTAACGGTAAAGACATATTACAAGTGGATAAAAGCACACAGGGCTATAATATGGAATAACGAAGGTAAAGAACACACAGACAAAAGACTAAGATACAGAAGCCGTAAAGGTACAGGACTTAACAAAATAGAAAACAAAATAAAAAAATTAAAATGAATGTATTAAGTTTATTTGACGGTATGAGTTGCGGGCAAATAGCATTAGAAAAAGTTAATGTGAAAGTAGATAACTATTTTTCTAGTGAAATAGATAAATATGCAATACAAATAACACAAAAAAATTACCCTAAAACCATACAGTTAGGCGACGTTACAAAAATAAAAGGTACAGATTTACCTAAAATAGATTTGTTAATAGGTGGTAGTCCTTGTCAAAGTTTTAGTACTATTGGTAAAGGAGGCGGTTTTAATGGTAAAAGTGGTTTGTTTTATGAATATGTAAGACTATTACAAGAAACTAAACCTAAATATTTTTTACTTGAAAATGTAAAAATGAAAAAAGAATACCAAAATATTATTAGTAACGAACTAGGGGTTGTACCTATTGAAATAAATAGTAGTTTAGTATCTGCACAAAATAGAATAAGGTTATATTGGTCTAATATTATAATTAAAAAACTAAACGATAAAAATATATATTTAGATAGTATACTAGAAAATATAAATATACCTAATGTAAGCGACTATAGCGTTAATAAATATGCATTTGTAAATACTAAGTATGTAGATCCGTATAATAAAAAAGAAATAAAAACTAATAAATCTACAACACTTAGACTAAATTCTTCAAATGGTAATATGTGGGTTAAAGTATCAGACAAACAATATAGACGTTTAACACCTATAGAATGTGAAAGGTTGCAGAATGTGCTAGATAACTACACAGAAGGTGTTAGTAACACACAAAGATATAAAATGCTTGGTAATGGTTGGACTGTAGACGTAATAAGTCATATATTTAATAACATTTTATAATATGAAAAAAACAAACAAAGTTAAAAATTACAAAGACTTACACCCTATAACAAAAGGGTACATATTTAAACGGTTACAATATGACGAAACAATACCACAAATTGCAAAACACTTTAACGTAAGTATAGACACAGTAAATAAAATTATAGAAGAACGAATTAAAAGATGAAATTAAAAACACAAAAAGAACTTAACCCTGTAGGTAAAGCACGTATATTAGTAGATACTTTAACAGAAGACGTTAGACTACAAAACAAACTATTAGAAATACTTACAAGGAATTTAACAGGTGAAGAAATAAATAAACTTTATGAAAGTAAAAGAATATGAAGTTATAGACATATTAAGGAGTGTAAAGAAAAACATACAACCTTGTGAGTATGAGTATAACAGGTTCGACGCAGAAGACAAAAAGAATATTTACGAAATAAAAGTAAGAAGTAAATTATTTAAAGATACGTTTATAGAGTTCGACAAGTACAGTTACAACACAATGTACGCGCAAGAGTTCGACAAAATATTTATATATGTTGTTAAAATGGAAAACACTATTTACTTATTTAATGTTAGTCTTTTATATATGAGGGGTTATAACTTTAATTGGGAACTAAAGAAACTAAATCGAAACACAGAATTTAACCAGACTGAGAAAATACAAAAGATAGTAGGATATATAAACACAGACGAAGCAATATACACAATAGACTGTTTATAACTATATAAAAAAATAGTAAAATAAAACTAAAATATTTATATTATTGAATTGTGAAAACTATAAGTAAATTAAAAAAAGATTTAGACAAGGTTTTTAGTCTATACATACGACTACGAAACGCAAGTAAAGACGGAATAGTTGAGTGTTGGACTTGTGGAAAAACAGCACACTATAAGAAAATGCACGCAGGGCACTTTATGAGTAGGAAACACCACGCTACAAGGTGGAACGAAGAAAACGTACAGGTACAATGTCCTAAGTGTAACCTATTCGGACAAGGTGAACAATATACATTTGGGAAACTATTAGACGTTAGGATAGGTGAAGGTAAGAGTGAAGAACTACAAGAACTAAGTAGAACTACTGTTAAGTATATGCGTTTTGAATATGAAGATATGATAAAACACTACAAAGAAAAAGTAAATGCTATTAAAACCGATTAGTATAAACTACCAACACGAAATAGCTTTACAAGTGTATTTAGATATGATAACTACAAGTATAAAAGACGTTACAAAAAACGAAGAAAAATACAATGACTTTATAGACGTAGCAAATATAATTATAGAACACCACAACAACTATAGAAAAGATGTATTAGTACTTGCAAACTATCAAGACTTTATAAGTCTAATACCTACACACTTCACAGCAATGTTAAACGGATATTTAACAGGAATAGAAAACGAAAATAATAAAAATTCTGTTAGATTATATAAACACTTACTAAGTGAAGAAGCATATAACTTTATAGATAAAGTACAACATATAGAAATTGAACAAGATATATAAAATATTAGCAGACCTAAGAAGTCACTTTGAGAAAATGACTTACGGACTTACTACCGACAAGAACGAAGTAGACGAAGTAGTACAGGAATTTTATTTATATATGTTACAGATGAACCCCGACACACTAAAAGGAATATACGACAAGGACGGTGAAAAAGGTTTAATAAGATACGGAGCAGTAGTAATACGTAGAAGTCTACAAAGTAAAAACAGTCCTTATTATTATAAGTATAAAAAATACTACACAAATATAGATAGTTCAAGTATTAACTGTACTTACGATATAACAGAAAACGGAGAACTAACAAACCCGAAGAACCTTTACAATATACCAAACGAAATAAACAACTATCAATATAAGAAGTTAGAAGAAATAGATAAACAGTTAGACAATATGTACTGGTACGATAGGGAACTATTTAAACTATACTATTACGAAGCAAATACTTTAGATAGTTTAGCAAAGAAAACAGGAATAAGTAGAAACAGTTTATTTACTACAATAGACAACGTAAGACAATTACTTAAAGAAAAGTTAAATGAATAGGTTCTTTGTAAATAAAGAAGTCTATAAAGAACGTCTAGACACTTGTAGAAGTTGTGAAGAATATTTTAAACCTACAGGATCTTGTAAAGTATGCGGTTGTTTTATGAGAATTAAAGCAAGTATGGGTGTTATGCAATGTCCTAACGAATATTGGTTAGCGACGCAAGAGTACGAAGCACCTAAAGAAATACCTACACACCTTAAAGACGAAATAAAGGAAGTATGGAAACTAATAGACAACGGACGAATAAAAGACACAAAGAGTAAACAAAGACTAATAGAACTATATAATACAATACACGATACTACATACAGCGTTAATACTAATTGTAGTAGTTGTTTAAAAAGTATGTATTTATTTATGCAAGACGTAATAACAAAGATATGAAGAAACGAAAATTAAATAGTAAGAACCCACGCTACAAAAAGAAAAAGGAAGTTAAAGAGTATAAAAGAGTATTAAAAAAAGTAGGTAAGAATTTTAAAATGTTTTTTTTATGGGAAATAAAATAAAAGGAAAAAGTAAACACTATTACGAGTTCGACAGGAACTTAGACAACGCTAAACAAAAGAATAAATTAAACCCTAAAATGTTATTGAGTAAAGAAGAACTAGGAATAGACGCAAGAGTACCAGAATACTACAAAGGGTTAAACGGTTACGAAGCTAGGAAGGTATGCGACAACTTTAATTTAAGTTATCATTTAGGTACAGCAGTAACTTACATTTTACGATCTTATCATAAACACGACACACCAATAGAATGTTTAAATAAGGCTATAGCACACTTACAATTTGAAATAGAAAAATATGAAGAACTGGAGAAAAGCAGGTAGGAAAACTAAA